CGTTGTTCTTCAGGTTCATCTGTAGGTAGGCGTATGAATCCGCCTTGGCGGAACCGCATAAGAGCCATAATAGTAGAGTCAACCAGATCATCATGGCTCATAAACGGGAACCCCGCTACCTCCTCTACAAGCTCTTCAGCCCACCGTGTCGAGGGAACCCACACTAACTCAGAAGCTACAATATCAGACACAGAGTTTAACCGGGCTAACTTATCCCCTGAACCCCTGTGCGGTGTATACTCCTGTACAGGTAGTCCCATCCTGCGCATCTCCTGATACAACGCTGTACCAGAACTTTTCTTCTCTACAATAAAAGCGTCCGGGTCCCAACTGGAATACTCTTCCATCGCCATCTCTTTTAACTCAGGAAACTCCATACGTCGCTTTATGCTGTTTAACAGGATTATGTTGTGAGCGCCAGTAGGCTCATATAAGAAGACACCCCACGTCGTAAGGGCGGTAAAGTCGGCTCGGTTGTGTGATTCTGCCGCCGCATCTAGTGACATTATAATGTATTCACAATTAGGCGCAGATTCATCTCCCCACTGCTGCCACCAATCCCTCTTTATAATAGAAGCTTCTTCTGCGGTGGGTTCTTGTTGATACTGAGCGTTCCACTGAAACGCGGGCATTGAAGCTTTGGTACGATGTAGTGCTTTAAGATCAAAAAACTCAGGCCATAGAGGTTTTTCGGTGTATCCAGACCCTTCTTTCTTAGCTATCTCCAATATTGCGGGAAATTCCACTATATCGTACTGATCTGCCCCTGTATTATGGGACATATCATTCACAACACGCCCTGTCAGGTCATCCATGTGCCATCTAGTCTGTACGATTGCAACGCTTCCACCCGGCATTAAGCGCGTTCGAGCACCGTAGGTAAACCACTCGTACGCTTTTGCAAAAACGTCGAAGTTTCCATTTATAACGTCTTGCTCGGAGTGAGGGTCGTCGATCAGTAAGAGATCCGCACCGCGCCCCGCTATAGAAGAACCAATACCACACGCGTAATACTCTCCACCTACACTTGTATTCCACCTGCCAGCGGATTTTGAGTCAATTGCCAACGAAACAGTAGGGAAAATGGCCCTATAGTCGTCTGTAGCTATCATATTACGTACTTTACGCCCAAAATCTACCGCCAAATCGGTAGTATGGGACACCATCATCACTTTTTTGTTTGGATTTCGACCTAAATACCACGCTGGGAACATAATTGAGACTAATTGGGACTTACCGTGTCGGGGAGGTATGTTAACACATATACGATCCTTGTTCCCCTGCTCTATATCCATCAACATATCGGCCAACATACGGTGATGTTTACCTACTGTGTAGTCAGACTGCATGTGTTTACAGAATGCGATCAAGTCTTTGTGCGCTTCTAGGTTGTATTTGCGTGTAGCAAGCTCATCTACAAGGGTATCTATCTCCTCAAGCTCTTTCGGAGTGTACTGATCGAGATTATCCAGCATTACCTGGACCTCATCCTCAGTAAATTCAGAGACACTACTCTCCAGCACTCTCTTTTACCTCACTATCCAAACCCAACTCGGCGTCTACGTCAATAACCTCACCATCTAGTATAACTGCATCGTCATCATCTTCAGGATTTACTAGTTTTGCTAGTTTTGCGCGTAATTTATCCCTTAAATCATCTGTAGATTGATGCATTACAGTAATTTCGGTCTTTTCAGAGAACAGCCCTACATCTGAAATCTTACCTAATAGCTCTAACGCACGTATACGCACGCGGGCATCAGGGTTATCAGTCTCCAGAACAAGCTTATTGGTAACTAGGTGCCTTATCTGTGCTGCGTTTTCTGCAACAGACTGCCCAAACTCCTGCAATATACTATTAGTCATAAGTAAAGAAGCAGGGGTTAAGGTTGCTGCCTTCTTAGCTGTCACTTTCTTGGAGGTTTTATCAGGATTATCTGCGTAGGACAGAGCTAACTTGGCAGCTACGTCTTTATCTTCTACGGTAGGGTCTATGTCTAACCCGTGCTCAGATAGTTTTAATGCAGTATTACAAGCATGTGCCGCACGATCCTTTAGATCTACATACGACGTATCAGACGGTAATGGTACCCCTAACTCGGGATTCACAACTAAAGTCACTATATTCTCTCGCAGGTTACTAACCGTTACGGGATACTACCAAATAAAAATTTTTGGCACAAGCGGTTTGGGACTCCTATAGGGGGGGTGTTCTATATATGTATGTAAAACATATTAAGGGTCAAATTTCAGAAACTATCCTGACAGAATATTTTTTACGGTACAGGTTCTACGTATTCAGACCATTAGCAGGATTTGGACCTATAGATATAGTAGTTATATCTAGCCAAACCGGGAATACCTACCTGCTAGATGCAAAAGCTACATCGAAAAGAAAACTAAAAGGCCGAGTAGGTCTACAGCCAATATACCGAAACCTCACCAAAGAACAAAAATTACTGGGCGTAAGGATAGCCTACGTGGATATAAAAACTCGCGAGGTAGAGATACGGCCTCGCATACAAGAAATAACCGATCTCAAAAAAATGAAGAATTTTCGTGTGGATTAGTATTTATAGGAGCAGGGCGGGACTCCTAATGCAGTAAGGGGTCATGGGGGCGGGGTAGGGTCAGCCTATATTCGTTTTCCGGGTAGTCCTAGGACTAACCAAATGACACGATCAACCACAATTAAATCCATCTGATAACGTCTAGCCTATTGATGACAGACACAAACATGTTATTATCTATTCAGTTCAGCCACAACGGTCTGGGCATTACAGGAGAATAGTTATGACGAAAGCAAACACCGCGACAATCGGACACAATGAAGCGCCAGAAGAAGTGACGCTTGAGCAGATCGCTACTGCCGCATTTAATAAAGAAAAGATCGCACTCAAAGCGGTAGAGTCTAAGGAGAAAAACTTTGATCTGTTATTAACTAGGCTAACAGACGATGGCGCATTACCCGGCTTTAATACAAAGCTTGAAGACGATACATATAACCCGCTTGCAGTCATATGCCGCATGGCAATGGTTACTAATAAAGGTTCCCGCGCTGCACACGTCTGGACAACAGAAACAGGATTAAGTACTGCGGACAAGGCGCTCAAATCTAGCCTAATCAAAAACGTTGGTTCTCGCATGTCCAAACTATCCAAGGCGTTGGAAAAGCACCAGAGCGATGAAAAGGGCAGGAAAAAACTGACCTTCACAGAACGTCTGGTAAAGGGGATTAAGCTGGCTCATTACCAACTGTCTCAATATGAAGAAGACAAACACGGGGCAGTAACCTTCAATCGCAGGGACGTTAGTTCTTCACTTGAAAAGGCTCTGAAACAATTAGAGGTATAACATCTTGGGGGGGCCTTCGGGTCTCCCCTTTTTTTCGCCTTTTTTTCTGATACCAGTTGTTACAGTAGCTGCGGGTCGATCAAGGTTAGTCCTAGGACTACCCCATCCTGTGTGAACAAGTTACCATAAAGTATAAAAGTCATCGCGTAGATCTGCACAACAAAAATTAAAAGTAAGTTGTCGATACCAGTTGTTACAGTAGCTGCGGGTCGATTGCACAAATTAGCCCTAAACTACCCTAATGTTCCGGTAGCTACGGGTAAATTGCACAAAATATACCGTAAGTCATTGAAATAAGGCAATGTTCCTAATGTTCTGTAATGTTCCGTATCTATGCGACATTAGCAATTAGTGGGTAAACGTGACAGTATATACGCAGTCGTATGTTTTGGTGATTGTAGATCGTGGTTAAACGTGTGTTTTTATGCTCTATATATAATGTTCTTTTTTACCATACTACATACTTAACTTCCAAAATTTATTTGTTCGTCTACCTGACGCGTAGTCCAAACCTGCGTTTAAAACTTTCCCAGATATGGACCTCCAATTTCGCTAAAAAAAAGCACAATTGAACATTGTAATCATTTCAGTCACTTACAGACCAAGCATATACGACATTACACGACATTACACGACACTACACTTCTCACTACGTTTAACCACAAAAAGAAACATTTTGGGGCCTATTGACAAGTATAACAACTTATAGTATACTAAAGAGAAAAAAAACATTCGAAATTTTTTAACCGGTAGTCCTAGGACTACTACAACAGGAGAAATGATATGACTGAGGTAACTTATAACGGCTGGGCCAATTACTCGACGTGGAGAATTAGATTGAAGTTATTCGATGGGTGGGATGTATCAGCCGGTCCCGTCACTGCCGAAGAGATAAAATGTATAGCTGAAGACCAAATCGAATTTAGTAGCAAGGAAGGCCCAGCGCGTGATTATGCAATGGCATTCATTTCCGACGTAGATTGGCGTGAGATTGCCGAGAGTATTAACCAGAGTGAGTGGGCCGCACGTAATAGTAGGATGGAATGGATCACTTGGGGTAAGGAAAATGAAATCGACCACACGCTCTTGGGTTGGGCGAAAGATAATAAGCCTGACAATGCTGACGTATACAAACTTAATCCTAACAAACACCCAAACCCTTTTGTTACACCCCGCTCGTTGGAGGAGGAATGATACATTTTGTGGGCTTCCGAGGTGATGAGTACTCAAGCGCCGTACGCGTTTGGGGGTCACCCGACTTTGTGCACTGGGTGCATGATAACCGTTTGTGTCACGGCGGTGAGTTACATCCCGATGATACCGTTGTATTCGCGAACGGTTCCGAAGGCAGGTTCACCGAGTGGACCTTCAACGACAGCAACTACTTTTAACCGGTAGTCCTAGGACTACTACAACAGGAGAAAGTTATGAATGAGTTATTATCGAGCACGGTGTTAACACCTGTCATGGAAGTTATCGACGTAGACGCCGCCGTCAGCATTGCCACTTCGGCCCTGCTGGTAGATTTGGGCCTAAGTCAGTGGGCTGCACGTAAGACAGACAAGTTTGCCTCTGCGGCAATGATTGCCGCCAACAATGCCGAAACGGGTGTTGCAGCCGTACATAAAGACCTTCTTGCAGGTTGTGCCGAGTTGACGGCAGTTCACAAGATGACCTCTGCCATACGGGTCTATCACCAAGCGCATACCCTACCATGGGGTATGAACAACTTATTACCAACCAAGTGGTACTTCGATTACCACAAGGACATGACCGACATGTTCGCCCAGTGGGAGACCAAGGTGGATGAGTTTGTCGCCGCCTATGAGTGGCAGGTAGCACAGCAGACTGTGCTTGCTAACAAGCTGGGTGACATGTTTGACCCTAGCGAGTACCCGCCAGCCGATACCATCCGGCAGAAGTTTCACTACCGATTTGGGTATATGCCCGTGCCGACTAACGATTGGCGTGTGCAGATTGGTGAGGAAGGCACGAGCCAGCTTACCGAACAGTTTAGCAATTATGTGCAGGACAACGTGCACACCATGTTCCAGAGTGTATGGAAACGTCTGTACGCTTACCTCGAACGGGCAAGCGAGCGGCTCGACTACGTGGATCATGGGGACAAGAAGAAGTTCCACGACACGTTAGTGTCAAACGTCACGGATATGTTTGAGGTTCTGGACGTGTGCAATGTCACGGGTGACAGTCAGATGTCGGCCATGAAGCTCAAGCTGGAAGACGCATTCTATTGTGTCACGCCTGATGCGCTGCG